CCGTACTCCGGGAACTCCGGAAGTAGAGATCACTTCCACATCCATCCTCAAGAAGGGTGACACCATGATCGCCGCTCTTGAGCAGGCAATGTTGAACAACAAAGTTGTCCAGTGCTGGGAAGCGAACCTCGAAGAAGCAGGCACCGGGAACAACAAGTTTAAGGGCACCTACTATGAGGGATACATCACCGAGCTGGAGAAGAACTCTGCGGCGGAAGACCTCGTAGAGATCAGCATCACCTACGGCGCAAACGGATCCGGTGCGACCGGTGACGTGACCGTAACGACGGAGCAGCAGGAAGCAGCGGCGTATACCTTCGTGGATACGACCACGCAGCAGGCTTGACACAGACGCAGAACGACCGGGGAGTGTAACAGCTTCCCGGTCTTTTCGTAATGGGAGGGAAACATGACGACATACGATATCGCGATCGGCAGCAGTATCTACCAGTTCAAGTTCGGCATCGGCTTTATGCATGAGCTGGACAAGAGAGTGAAACAGCCAGTCAACGGGATCCCCGGGCTGAGTAAGAACATCGGATTCAAGTACATCGTGGCAGACCTCATGGACGGCAGCATCGACGCGCTGATCGATGTCCTGGATGTCGGAAACATGGGGCAGAACCCCAGGCTGAAGAGATCCGATATCGAAGCCTATCTGGAAGATGATGACACGGACGTCGAGGCTCTCTTCGAGCAGGTGCTCGATTTTTTATCGAGAGCGAATGTTTGCAGAAGGACCGTGGAGGATCTGAAGAAGGTACTCGAGGAAACGGAGAAGAAGTAAGCGACTGGTACCACGATATCGCAGTCGCATGCTTCCGCCATCTGGGCATGACGAGCCTGGAGCAGGTCGACGCGCTCACTGTGAAGGAATTCGACTGGATGATGGAAGCCGAGAGACTGAAACAGGTGGACAGGGACTTCTGGATCCACCGGCTGGCCTTCCAGAACTTCCGTGTGAAGGACCGCAAAAAGAGCGGGAAGGGGAGCAAGTTCGTCTACACCACCTTCCGCAAGTTCTTCAACTATGAGGCGGAGCTGAAAAGGGCGCAGGATAAACCAGCGAAGGAGACCAAGTTGCCGGGCCTGTATGAATACATGAGGAAGAAGAATGGCTGACAGAAGTGTGCGGGCGATCCTGTCCGCAAAGGATGAAAACTTCACATCGACGTTCGAAAAGGCGATGGGGAAGGTCGACACCTTTTCCCAGAAGCTTTCCAGCGGGATCGGCTTCGGCATCCTGACAGGAGTAGGCCAGCAGGCTTTCAGCGCTCTTTCCCGTGCGGCAGCCGGTTTCGCGAGTGAGCTGCAGCAGACCGGAGCAGCCTGGAAGACATTCGAGAGCAACGCGACGATGAACGGTCGTACCGAGGCGGATATCAAGTCGACGCGGAAGGAACTGCAAAAGTTTGCCCAGCAGACGATTTACAGCAGCTCTGATATGGCAACGACCTTCGCACAGCTGGACGCTGTAGGAATCGCATCTGCCACTGACCTTGTCAAGGGTTTCGGCGGTATCGCAGCGGCTGCTGAAAATCCGTCTCAGGCCATGAAGACCCTGTCTCAGCAGGGCGTGCAGATGGCGGCAAAGCCCACTGTGGCCTGGCAGGACTTCAAGCTGATGCTGGAGCAGACGCCAGCAGGTATCGCTGCCGTGGCAAAAAGCATGGGCATGACGACAAAGGAGCTCGTCACGGCAGTACAGGACGGCAGCGTCGCAACAGAAGACTTTTTTAAAGCCATTATTGAGACCGGCAACAGCGCGGACTTTACGAAGCTGGCGACCAGCTATAAGACAGCAGGGCAGGCGATGGACGGTCTCAGTGAGACACTGACCAATACGCTGCAGCCGGCATTTGATACTGTGCAGGACATTGCGATTGGCGGCATCGAGAGGGTGATAGATCTCGTTGGAAAGATCGACGCGGATGATCTTGCACAGGGAATGAGGAGCATCACCGATGCTCTGAGCAGCGGAGATATTGGTGGGGCACTCAATACGGTTCTCAACGGCCTGGACAAACTCCCGGAAGGCTTCAAGATGGCCGGTGCAGCTGCCGGCGCCATGGGAGCGGCAGTGCTTGGAAGCCAGATCTTCGATGCAGGCGGGAAGATCTGGAGCATTGCCGGCGAAGGTGCAGAAAAGGCAGGCGCTCATCTGCAGAAAATGGCGGCCAAAGGGAAGAAAGCTTTTTCGGACCTGGGCAATGGCGCGAAGCGTCTCCCGAAGATGCTGTCCGGTATCAGCGACATCGGTACGAAGGTCGGAGACGCTTTTGAGGCATTCAAGGACAACAGCCTGCTGGGTGATCTGAAGAAGCTGCCGTGGTTCCAGAAGCTGGAAGGCGCTTTTGGCAAGATGTCCGGTGTTGCCGGCAAGGCTGTATCCAAAACGCTCGGCGTGTTCGGTAAGATGGGGAGCGGCCTCAACAAGATGATGGGGCTGGCTCTGAAGGCGCTCATGCCGGCGGCGCTGATCGGTGTGGCACTCGCCGGTTTCGGGCTGCTGTACAGCACTTTCGGAGACCAGATAGACGGGATCCTGCAGGTGGCAAGGACCAAAGGACCGGAGATCATCACGAACCTGACGAACGGCATCGCGTCCAGGATCCCGGAGCTGGTCAGTAAAGGCGCAGACCTGGTCAAGGGCCTGCTCACGACACTGACAGCGAACCTGCCGGCGATCATCGCCGGGGGCGCAAACATCATCACGTCGCTCGTGCAGGGCGTCAGCTCCGCGCTGCCGACCCTGGTGCCTACAGCTGCGCATACGGTGATGACTCTTGTGACGAGCATCATCTCCCAGATCCCGAGCCTGATCACGACCGGGCTCGAGCTGCTGCAGGGCCTTGCGCAGGGCATCGTGAACTCCATGCCGGTCCTCATCAGTAAAGGCACGGAGGCAGTCACCAGCTTTATTGACGGGATGTCGGAGAGGTTCCCGACGATCCTCAGCACAGCAGCCAGCATCATCACGACACTCGTAGGCGGGCTTGCTGCGAATCTGCCGGCGCTGATCACAGGCGCAGTGTCCTGCATCTCGTCGCTTGCATCCGGTTTCCTGCAGAACCTGCCGATGATCATCACGACCGGTATCCAGCTGATCGGAGCACTCGCCGAGGGCATCGCAACGGCTTTTGTGACGCTGGTAAGCAATATCCCGACGCTGTTCGGTCAGCTTGTAGATGCCATCATGGGCGTTGACTGGCTGGCAGTCGGCAGTCAGATCCTGCAGGCTATCGGCGAAGGAATCACCGGAGGCTTCAGCTGGATCGGCGAAAAGATCGGTGCTGTCTTCGGAGGTGGAGGCGGCCAGATCGAAGCACAGGAAGGCGGCCAGCAGAGCGGCCAGGCATACGTCACGTCGACGACGCAGGCGATCACTGCCGGCACGGGAGACGTAAGTGCTGCTACGAACCTGCTCGGACTGTCCGGTGCACAGGGACTCGCTACAGGCGTCTCTGACGGACTTTCGGGTCTTGACCTCACATCTATACTCACTACTCCATTTGATGCGGCAGGGAGCGAAATGAGCGCCTCTACGACTGCGCTGACATCGGACATCTCGTCCGTGTTCAGCAGCGGAGCATCTGACTGGCAGAACGCTGTGCAGACAGGCATGAACGGTGTTACGACAGCGCTGACACAGGGCGGCACGCGTTCTGTAGCGATCGCCAAGACGACCGGAACGCAGGTCACTACAGCCTTCAAAGCGGCAGTTCCGGGGGCGACATCTGCTGGCCGTTATATCGGCATCGGCCTGGCCAACGGCATGCAGTCCCAGCTGGGCAGAGTGAGGAGCATCGCAGCGCAGCTGGCTGCTGCTGCAAATAAAGCGATCGAGGCAAAGGCAAAGATCGGATCCCCTTCGAAGGTCACGACCCAGTACGGTGCCTGGTACGGCGAAGGCTTCGTCAACGGCATCGAAGGCATGGTCAGACAGGCACGGATGGCTTCGGAAGACCTGGTCAACATCCCGAACGCATTGGGCTTCGGTGGCTTCGGCGGCGACTGGAACATCAATGCAGATCCTGAGATGTACGACCGGCCGGTCATTGTGTACACCACGATGGATGTGGACGGCCGTCAGTTTGCCACTGCCACAGCGGACTCCCGTGACCGGGTCGATGCCCGGAGAGCACGCAACAGAAGCAGAAAGGTGGGCTTTGCATGAGCCTTTATGATTTCGTCGATACTTCCACAAGAAGCGCAGGGAGCACATCGCTCCCTGCGGAGGCCATGAGCTGGAATGGTGTCTACTTTGAGGATGTCATCCCCGGATACCAGACCCTGTATGTCCGGGGCCGGGAGGGCATCGACACGGAGATCACGGACGTCGAGGTGGGAAGAGTCTCAGGCGCGAGGTACCGCAGGAAAAGGGATTCCGTGCGTGTGCTTCGCGTCGGCTACCAGATCATCTCGGCAAGCAGCGCGGCGTTTAGGGACGCATTCAACAGGCTGAACCAGTATCTCGACGCGGCAGAGGCAGAGATCATCTTTGCCGATGAGGCTGACAAGTACTTCGTCGGGACCAAAGTCAACAGCGGGACGCCTGGCGCCGGAAGCAATGCCATCACGGCGGAGATCGAGATCCAGTGCTCCGACCCGTACAAATACTCCACTACAGAGACAGAGATCACAGCTGCCAACGGTGTGGCCTCTTTTAACTATGACGGCACGCACCCGACATATCCGGTACTGGAGATCACCTGTGCTTCGAACCTTGGTTTTGCAGGAGCTGCGGATGACAATGGGAATGTGATCCAGATAGGAGATCCGCTGGAAGAAGGTGCAGACGGCACTGCATCGTTTGACGATGATAAGAGCGTGACCGATGTAACATCAACTCCTCCGACTACATCCAATGGATGGACTCTGAATGGTCTGGGCGGAATTGACCATGCAAGCTCAAACGCCTTCACTCAAACAGGAACTGTAAACACCGGAACGATTGAAGGCAGCACGGCGGTAAAGACTAACAGCTGGGGAAGCGGCAGTGCATGGCATGGGCCGTCAATCGTCTATACCATTCCGACGCCTGCCAAGAACATGACGCTCTCGTGGAAGCAGCTCATGTATGCTGCCAGCACGAGCCAGCTGGGCAATTTCCACGCAGAGCTGGAGACATCCAGCGGCGCGAGCATCGCCTCCGTGTCGTTCTACCGCAACAGTAAGGGCAGTAAGACTGCCAAGATAGATCTGTACATCGCTGGGAAGGCAAAGAAGAACATCTCGTTCACCATGGACAAGGCGAACGCATTCACCGGCACAAAGAGCGGGGTAAACAGTATCGATAAGTTCGGCGACACGATCACCTTCCATCTCGGAACGAAAGTGTACACACTTACGGACTCCTCTATCGCGGATCTTGAGGTGGGACGGGCCGGATTCTGGTTCGGACGGTGGGCGAGCAGTACTGTCCTCGCCGCAAACTGTGTATACAGTGCGACCGTGATCAGCCATAGCAATAATGCCAAAAGCTACGAAAAGGTCCCGAATAAGTTCCAGACCGGTGATGTGATCACCGTGGACTGTGGAGAAGGTACGGTCTACCTGAACGGCGTGCCTAAAGAGGGGATCGGTGCTCTCGGAAACGACTATGAGACATTTACCCTGCAGCCAGGAGTCAACAATATCGCTTTCAGCTGCTCCGACTGGGCTACTTCGGCACCGACATACAAAGTGAAATTCCGAAAGGCATACATATGATCGTTTACTTTGCGGACAGGAATCTGAATATTCTGGGGCATGCCTCCACGGACCTGCCGAAAGGTCTCCGGATCCGGAAGGACAACCGCGTGGACGAGATCGAATCCGGTGTGGTCAGTTTCGAGTTTGACCTCCTCTATGATGACGCGGAAAGAGCGGATGCGGAATCCTGGGCGGCTGTTGGCAACTATATCTTCCGCCAGGTTGACGGGGAGGCAGAGGTCTATTCCATCATCGACACGGAGCTGTATGTCAATGATGGGGTCATCTATGTCTATGCAGAGGATGCGGGACTGGATCTCCTCGGAGAAGTCTGCGAAGCCTACGAAGCGTCGAGCGCCCAGCCTATCACTTTCTACATCGACAGATACGCGGCTGGAAGCGGTTTTACCATCGGGATCAATGAAGTGAGCACCCTCGCCCGGAAACTCGCGTGGACAGGCGAATCTACCGCCACAGAGAGGATCCTGAGCATTGCCAATGAGTTTGACGCGGAGATCAACTTCAGCTTCGAGATCAAAGGGCTCAGCATCACCGCTCAGCACATCAACATCTACAGGAGGCGCGGCAAGGACATCGGCACGGAGCTCCGCTTTGGCAGAGACATCGACGATATCGTCGTGAAACAGAGTATTGCCAATATCGCCACGGCGCTGAAGGCTACCGGCGGTACGCCGAAAGGCAAGAAGAAAGCGATTACGCTCTCTGGCTACAGCTATGACGACGGTGACTTCTACATTCAGAACGGGATCCTGAAGAGCCGTGCTGCGCTGGAGCAGTGGAAGAGGAAGCTGGCTACCGGTGATGGTCACATCGTCAAGACCTTCAGCTATGACACCACCAGTCAGCAGGAACTCTGCAACCGCGCCATCTCTCACCTGAAGAAACTGAGAGAAGCAGAAGTCAATTACGAGGTAAGCCTCGTTCAGCTGCCGGAAAACGTCTCCTGTGGCGATACCGTCCGCGTAGTGGACGATCAGGGCGGGCTGTACCTGTCCGCCCGGATCCTGAAGCTGGAGGACTGTGAGAGCGAGGACACGCACAAGGCCACGCTGGGCGATTATATGATCGTCTCCAGCGGTCTCAGCGAGGCTATGATCGCCCTACAGAGACAGGTAGCTCAGCTGGCGGAGAACCAGACGCTGTATACGTGGGTGGCCTATGCAGACGACGCCTCCGGCTCGAACATCAATCTGGAGTCTGGCGACTACATGGGCATGGCGGCAAACCGGGTCGATGAGGAACCGGATCTTACGGACCCGACGATCTTCACCTGGACGAAGGTCAAAGGTGAGACGGGACCGCAGGGGTCTTCCGGATCGCAGGGGCCGCAGGGACCTCAAGGCCCCCAGGGAGAGACTGGTGCAACAGGCAATGGCATTTCTTCCGTGACGATCACCTACGGCACGTCCAATAACGCGGGAACTCTGCCGACAAGCTTTTCCCCGAATCCCCCTACCAACATCGCGCAGGGAAAATGGCTGTGGGTCAAGACTGTCACGAATTATACCGACGGCACCTCCTCTGATCCTGCGTACAGCAAGTCTTATGTCGGCACCGATGGAGAGGACGGCACATCAGTATTCGTGCAGAGCGCGTCCAAGAGCGGCGACACCACCACGGTTGTTATTGCTGACTCGGAAGGGAATACGACCACTCTGACTATCGTAGACGGCGCAGACGGAGGGACAGGACAGCCAGGCGCAGCCGGATACGTCCACACAGCATGGGCAAACTCCTCTGATGGAAAGACCGACTTCTCGACTACGGTAAGTGCCGGCAAGAAGTATTTAGGCGTGTACACGGACCACACCGCTGCAGACTCCACGTCTCCTTCAGCGTATAGCTGGAGCCTGATTAAGGGTGACAAAGGCGATACCGGAGAGCAAGGCCCTCAGGGAGACCAGGGTGAAACCGGGCCTCAAGGACCGCAGGGTATTCAGGGCCCCCAAGGAGATCAGGGAGAAACTGGCCCTCAGGGTCCGCAGGGAGTCGGCATTGCCTCTATTACCGAGTACTATGCCCGGAACAACTCCACCACGGCTCCTGCTGACTCCGCTTTTAATACGTCCGTCAAAACACCTACTGCTGATCAGCGGTATGTGTGGAACTATGAGCTGATCACCTATACCGACGGCAACACATCCAAAACGCCCAAGCATATCGCCGCAACTTACGGTGATACGGGCAGCGAGGGCAAAGGCATCACCTCCATCGTGGACTATTACGTGGCGACCAACAGCACCACAGCCCCCGCTGATTCTGCCTTCTCTACGGCTGTTCCCCAGACCTCTACGAGTAAGCCCTACCTGTGGAACTACGAGTACATCACATACACAGACGGGTCACA